GTTCTCCTCCCGTAATCCGGCGGTCATGCCGCTTGCCACCACCGTGGCTTGGCGGCGGATGAAGTCCGCCAGTTCCGGGCCGAAGTTCTCGATGTCCTCGTCGGTGACCAGCGGTGCCTCGGGCGCAGGCTGCGCTTGCGGCTGCGGCGGCTGCATCTGGTCGAGCCGGTTGAGGACCTCGTTGAGTTGTCCGCGCGTCTCGCGCAGTTCGCCACTGAGACGGGGGACCTCGCTGTCGAACTTGCCCTTTAGGGTCTGGTACTTCTGCTGCCAGTCGCCGTCGTCGCCGGGGGGCGGAGGCGTAAGGTCTGGAGCCTGCTGTGGCGCAGGCTCAGGTGCAGGCGGAGGTGCTCCATTACCAGCCTTCTCAGCCGTGCCTTCCGTTCCAGCTGCTGGCTGTCCCGCGACTTCGGCATCGTGTTCCTCGGCGATGCGCTTGGCTTCTTCGACGTGTTTCGGAGGCATCGTTTCATCCCAACTTTCGTAGAGTATCCCGTGCGCCGTTAACCTCGGAGAGTAAACCTTCCAGTGCCTGCGCGCTGCCCTGCAGCTGTCGCAACCTGTCGACGTCGGGGACGGTGGAGAGGTTGAACTTGATCGCGTCGACCTCGCGGTGGATGCGGGCCGCAACGACCCGCCACGCGTCTATGCGTGACAGCGCCTCCATGGCGACAAGCTCATCCTGAGAAAGTTTAGTGACGGTCGGCACACCTGTTAACTAGCATATTGCGCGACCGAAACGCCAGAGCTATAGTGCTGGCCACATCGGAGCAGACCCTGCGGGCGCACGACACACGGGATACCGCCGACACGGCGACCCCATCCATCTCCATCCCAACCTGACCCATGGAGGGTGTCATGCCGTATCCGGTACAATCCCCGCAGAACACTACCCCCGCATATTCGGGCACGTTCATTCCCACGCTCTGGTCGTCGAAGCTGATCGTTAAGCTGTACGCCACGACGGTGTTCGGCGAGATCGCCAACACGGACTACGAGGGCGAGATCAAGAGCATGGGTGACAAGATCATCATGCTGCAGGCTCCGTCCGTTTCGATCAATCCGTACACGGTCGGCCAGAACCTCGTGTACGAGGTGCTCGCCCCGAACAAGGTCGAGATGGATATCGACAAGGGCAACTATTTCGGCGTCAACATCTCCGACGTGTACGAGGTCCAGTCGGCCCCGAACCTGATGGATATGTTCACCAACGACGCGTCGAAGCAGATGGCTATCGCCATTGACCGCGAAGCCCTGAAGTACGTGGTCGGCACCGCCGACCCGAAGAACATGGGCGGCACGGCTGGTCAGATTTCCAGCGGCTATTCGCTGGGCACCGACGCGGTTCCGATTGCGCTGAACAAGGATACTATCGTCGGCCTGATCACCTCGATGGCGGCGGCGCTCGACGAGCAGAACGTGCCGGAGACGGACCGTTGGCTGCTGGTCTCCCCGCGCGTTCGCAACACGCTGGTGAACTCCGAACTGAAGCAGGCGTACCTGACGGGTGATGCCCAGTCGACGATCCGCAACGGCAAGATCGGCATGATTGATCGGTTCACGATCTACGTGTCGAACCTGATGCCGCAGGGTCTGGCGGGCTTCAACTTCGACGGCACGGTCAATGCCGGTGCGGTTGCTCGCGAGGCAATGCTCGGTGGTCACAAAATGGCGATCACGTGGGCGAGCCAGATCGACAAGGTTGAGAGCCTTCCCAACCCGACCGATTTCGGCACGCTGGTGCGTGGCCTGTGCGTCTATGGTCGCAAGACGATCAAGCCGCAAGCGCTCGTACTGGGGATCGTTACCCGGTAAAGAGGGTGAGGGGAGCATTGACGGCGGCACCGGAATTGCTCTCCTCATACCTGTGGAGGGCTTATGGTCGCCGCCAGTGCCATCATCAATCGTGCCCGACTACAGGCCATCGACGTGGGCAAGATGCGTTGGCAGGACGACGAGCTATTGCTCTGGCTCTCGGACGGTCAACGCACAATCGTCGCTATGGCCCCGTCCGCCTCGGCCAAGACCGACATCGTACCGCTCGTAGGGGGGACTAGGCAGGTCCTGCCGGTTGGCGCGTACATGCTGCTGTCGATCCTCCGCAACGTCGACCCGACGACGGAAGCGCCGGGGCGGGCGGTTCGGGTTTCCAGCCGCGAGGTGCTCGATACCTCCGACCCGGATTGGCACCTGCATTGCCCGGCGCAGACTGTGCGCAACTATGTGTATGATCCCGCCGAGCCGCTCAATTTCTACGTCTGGCCGCCGAACAACGGCAAGGGGAAGGTGCAGCTGATTTACGCCGCTGACCCGCCCGAACTCGTGGCTGTGGATAACGACATCACCGTGCAGCCGCTCTACCAGACGGCGCTGCTCGACTACCTGCTGTACCGGATGCACTCGAAAGACAGCGACTTCGCTGCGGGGCTGCAGCTGGCGACCAACTTCCTGCAGTCCTTCATGGGCTTCATGCAAACGGGAGAGACGACACAATTGGCAGCCAACCCCAACCTGCAACTCGGTCTTGTTGACCCGTCGATGAAGGCCACGGCCAGATGATCAAGCGCTGGGACGAGATGTATGCGCTGGTCCGGCCTTACGTGCCGGATGCGCCGGAGCTTGCGGTTACCGAGGCGCTCAAGTCGACAGCGGTGGACTTCTTCGAGAAGACCCACGCGTGGCTGTACAACTCGGTGGCGATCCCGGCGGAGCAGGGCATCTCGGACTACGAGCTTGACGTGCCGAAGGGCGCGGTGCTGGTCCGGGTTCATCAGGCTTGGTACGACGGCAATGAACTGCAGCCGCTCGGGGAGGATACGGTGCAGCTGATGTCGCGGCGCTACTGGCTGATGTCGACCGGGGGACCGGCCTACTTCAGCCAGCAGGAGCCGTGCACTCTGCTGCTCCTGCCATCGCCGTCGACGGTGCAGGCGGGCGGGTCGCTGATCCACACGACGCTGGCGCTTCGCCCGTCACGGGACGCGACAGGTTTGCCGGGCGAACTGTGGGATCGTTACGGCGATGCACTCTCGTACGGCGCGCGGGCGCGGCTGCACGAGATACCCAACCAGTCGTTCTCGGACGATGATCAGGCAACCAAGTTCCGGCGCATGTACTACGGCGCAGTCGGGTCCGCCCGCGCCGACCGTAACCGGGGCCTCACTCGGGCGACGCTGGTCGTGCGCCCCAACAGGATGGACTGAGATGGCGTGCCGTGTTCGCCTCATGCAGGGAGATACCCAGCCAAGTGTTGTCGCCGCGATTAGCGACGAGAATACGGGGCCGGTCAATCTCAGTGATCCGGCAGTCCTGCCATACATGAAGTTTCGGCAGGTAGGAACGATTGACACACTGCAAACAATCCTCGGCGTGAAGCTGCCCGGCGTGCCGTCCTGCTCAGGCGAGATCGACCCCGGCGAGGGGCTGCCCGGCGAGGGCGGGCTCGTGCGGTTCGATTGGCCGGTCAACGCGCTCAACGTCAAGCCCGGACAATATGAGGGCGAGGTGTCGATACATGAGGACAATTTCATTTTGACGGTGCAGGATCGTATCCAGTTCGTAGTCCGCGAGACGTTCGCCTAGAGGGAGGAGTGGCATGTCGATCTCCGGCGGCCCGATCTCCTCGGCTCCCATATCGGGCAACTTCGGTACACGCACCCCCCAGAACTGGGTAGTTACCCTCAACGATAGCGTCATCGCTACCGACTTGGTGTCGATAGCGGGCGGCAATGCACTGACGGCTAACGACGGGGTCACCGCCGTTGACGGGTTCAGCCGCACGGTCAGCTATATCCGTACGAGGGCGGACACGGCGGCGGTAGTCGATGCCCTGACCAAGGCGTTCGCCCGGCAGCGGACGCTGGCCGACAGCGTGGGGACGAGCGACAGCTTCTCGCGGCAGATTTCCCTTGCGCGGACGCTCAACGATCTCACTGGCGCAGTCGACACCTTCACCAAGGCGCTGCTCATTGAGCGGACGTTCGACGACACGGTAGGCGTGGAGGACGCGACAGGCGTCACCCGCAAGATTGCGCTCGACGATATCGTTACGGCGATCGATCATATATCGCTGCATCCGACACGCGCGCTGATCGACAGCGTTGCGGCGCTCGATACGATCACGCTGACGCTGGACCGCACGTCAGTTCGGCTGGAGGCATGGCCGACAATTTGTTACGTTGCGGACGTGAGCACGTCGGCTACCTACCGGCTCACCGCTGATCCGTCTTCGCAGCTGTTCATTGATGGTGTTGAGGAGTATTCCCCAGAGGCAAGGAGCCCGGCTCATGCAGAGTGAAGACACAATCAGGATCGTGGGTCAGCTGGACATTGTTCTGCGGGACCGAAGGGGACGCATCAAGGCGCGTCGCAGGGTCAAGAACCTCGTCACTACGGTAGGCAAGAGCGTCATCGCCAACCGCATGCTGGCGGGGCCGTCGCTGGGAGCGATGACCCACATGGCGGTTGGCACGGGGGGCACGGCCCCGGCGGTCGGCGATACGCAGCTGGCGGCGGAGATCGCCGGGTCGCGCACGGCGCTGACCTCGGCGACTAATGCCACTACCGTAACGACCTACGTCTGTACGTTCGGAGCGGGGGTTGGGTCGGGCGCGCTGCAGGAGGCGGGACTGTTCAATGCCGCATCCGCTGGCCAGATGCAGAACCGGTCGACCTACACGACAATCACCAAGGACCCGACGGACAGCCTGTCGATCACGTGGACCGTGACCATTACCTAAGGGGGTGTCATGCCTGCTCTGTTCGCCAACAACGCCACTGGTCCCCTCGCCGCATCCGTCGGCCCCGGCATTACGACCATCACCCTGAGCAGCGGCTACGGCAACGCGTTCCCCGCTCCCGACAGTGCGAAGGGGGAATACTTCCACGCCACGCTGGTCAACCCGTCCAACCAGATCGAGATCGTCAAGTGCACGCAACGGATCAATGACAGCTTCGTCGTCCAGCGCGGGCAGGAGGGGACGACGGCGCGCACGTACGATGTCGACGACAAGCTGGAGCTAAGGATCACGGCGGCTGGCATGGCCAGCAAGATGGATGTGGAAGGTGGCGTTATCACCGGGCCGTTCAAGGCGTACGGCAGCGTCGAGCTAGGCGACAGTGCGCTGGACATCATCACCATCCGGGCCGGGTCGCTGGTGATCGGGTATCCGTTGGCTGTCAGCGGGGCCGCGATAGATTTCCAGAACCCGGTGACTGTCGGCGGCTCGGCGCTGCTGACCGTGAACAGCACCAACATCCTGTCGAACAAGACCATCGACACGGCGACAGGCAACATCATCCGCCTCGCCGGTAACCTGCTGACCGCCGCAGCCGGTAGCGCCACGCTGACTTTCCCGAATACGACCGACGTGATGGTTGGCCGCGCCACCACCGACACCCTCACCAACAAGACCATTGTCGGGCTGGCGGCGGGGTCGACGATCTACACCATCACGGGCGGCGCGCAGGCTGTGATCGGCTACCGCGACGTCCCGCAGAACCGGCAGGATGGCAACTACGCCATTGGTCTGAGGGACGCGGGCTGCCACGTCTACGGAAAGAACACCGGGGCGCAGGGGATTACGGTCCCGGCGTTCGCGCTGGTGCCGCTGCCCATCGGCATGGCGGTGACCATCGTCAACAACGGCACCAATGACCTGAGCATCGGCTCGGGCGGACCGATCCTGATCCACGCCAACTCGTCTGTTACCGGCACCAAGACCCTGCCGCCGAAGGGGGTCGTGACGCTGCTGCATGTCGAGAACGACATCTGGTTTATTATATGAGCGGTATCCAGCAACTCCTGTTCGCCACCAAGGGACTGGCTGGGCTGCCGGGCGTGATCTCCCTGCATGACCAGTCGATGCTGACTACCGGGAGCAACACTGCGCAGCGGGTCGGGTATGAACTGGGCTCCAATGGCAAAGCCTCCATCGCCCCGCTCTCTACGGCTGGTGCCGGTACGGTGCTGGAGCACTGGGTGGACCCACTTGGAGCGGCTGGAAACTTCGAGGTTTACACGACGACCATAAGCGGAGGCCCGGTTAACGGGACGCTCGGTGCGTGGCTGCCATTAACCGTATCGCACCAGTGGTATATCGTGGCGAATACCTCTATAAACCAGTCTATCACTGCTAGGATCGCTGTCACCGTTCGCCGCGTGGGGCAGACGACACCAGAGGCAACAGCGTATGTCGATATGATCTCGCGCAAGACATAGGAGGCTTTCGATGGCAACCCCGAAAAACATTGGCGGACTGAAGTCCTTGGGCAAAGCGACCAAGCCCAGCAGCCACGTCGTTGAATACTCCGCTGACCCGCAGGGTGGCACCTTCGCCTCCGTGCCGCGTCCGGGTAAAATAGGCGGCGGCAGCGCAGCCCCGATCTTCGGGAAGGGAAAGAAATCATGACTGGCAAGCGTGTCGACGACATGGACAAGACCGAAATCCGTGAGGTCGGTGAGAGGCTCTACTCTGGCACCAAGGACGCCTACACTGCAGGCGGCACGCTGGTGGCCACGATTGATGGCAACATCGTTTCGTTGGGGACATTCACGGGCGGCACGTTCGAGATCACTGCCGACGGGCGCAAGCGGGCCGAGGAGATGGGCCTCGTACGCAAGGACGATGAGCAGGAGCCGGTGACCGGCGCAGCCCCGACCTACCTGCCCTACCCCGAGGTCAACGTGCCCGGTGCTCCGGGTGTCGGCGGGGAAGCCCAGCCGACCGGCCCGGCGCAAAACCCGGAGGAGTACAAGGATTTGTACCCCGACCGCTATCCGCACACGAGCCTGTCCGAGCAGCAGCCGATGATCGGCCACGAGGAGGAAGGCGATCCGCGACAGCAGACGGCGGACAAGGAGGGAAACCCACAGGCTCCGCCGGAGCTTGAGAAGGGTGCCCCGCCCGAAGTCACGCCGTACATGCCGGACGATGCGCACCGGGTGATCCCGGAGCATGTCTCGACCGGCTCTGGCGATATCCCCCCGAGGGACGAGGCCGACCCCAACATGGGGTCAGTCCTCCCGACGGAGGCAGACGACTTCGACGAGGACGGCACGCGCGTCAAGCCGTTGGAGTTGAAGACGCGCGAGAACGTGCCGCACCCGTCGCAGCCGATTGCCGGACAGCCGCCGCAGCCGACCCATCTGGAAGGGTGGTCGGACACTGCGGCCACACTCCCGGCGATGAACTTCGGTGACGGACCGGTGCATCCGATTGCGCAGTCGTTCCCCAGCCCCGGCGGAGGCTCGCCCGAGTACCCGATCATGCCGGGACCTGCGGGCACCCAGCCGCCGCCCCCGCTCCAGCCGGGTGTCGGGGTGAGGGCCGAGACACCGCGACCGCCGCTCAAGGCAGGCGTGCCGGAGCAGGAGGGTCGGCAGCTGCCGCCGTCCTACGACCCGCCGCGTCCGCCGCAAGCGGGCGACATTGGCCTCAACCCGGCCAAGCCGGGCGATGCGAAGAAGGTGAGGAAGGTCGATCCCGAGGCGCAGTCGGAGCATGTCTCGACTGGCACGGGTGACCTGCCGCCGCCGCCTGAGGGCCTGACCGAGGATGAGCAGGCCGCTTGGAACGAGGCGCACCTGCAAGCGCAGGAAGCTGCGCAGGCGCGGGTCAACGCGGAGGCCAAGGTGCGCGAGGCGGCGCAGGCGAAAGACACCGACGTGTCGG